GCCCGTGGCGGGCAGAGTGACCTGTCCCCCGGCTGAGCCGGATAGGGACAACGACCCAGCGCCCGTGGCGGCAAACTGTCCGATGGCCGAGCCAGACAGGGACAGCGAGCCAGTGCCCGTGGCGGGCAGCGTGACCTGCCCGATGGCCGAGCCAGACAGGGACAGTGAGCCGGAGCCGCTGGCGGCCAGCGTGACCTGCCCGCTGGCCGCGCCGGAGAGGGACAGTGAGCCGGAGCCGCTGGCGCTCAGTGCCGAGCTCGCCGTCCTGTAGGTGACGATCAGGCCCGACATCAACTGGTTGGTGCGGCTCACCGACCAAGTGGCCGACACCGCGCCGCCCGAGGCGAACACCTGGACCGCCCCGTCCATAAAGTTGGCCGTACCGGCCCCGGCGGGAGCAACCTCGGTCCACCCGGAGGGCACCGTCCAAACCAGGGGGTTCGCGGGGGCGGTGCCACCCTCGGCCGCCATGGTCAAGGCGATGTCGCCGGCTTGAGCCGAACCGGTGGGGCCGATGGAAATAGTCCCCGCCTTGGCGGTGGGAGCGTCCACGGCGGTCACGTCCAAAGGTGAGGTCTGGACCACCCCGGACAGTTCCGCCAGCTCGGCCACCACGCCGTTCTCGGCGGCCGAGATGGTAAAGGTAACCGAGTCGGTGGTGCCGAGAGCCGTCGTCAGGTAGGCGTGTGCGGCAGCAGAGTTGGGTCCCGTGGAACCCGCTCCTGCCAAGTCCACAGCCCAAGAGTTGCCCTGAGTGTCGCTGACCGACGTGAGGGTGGCCCCACTGGAGGTCTTGACGAGCAGGACAAGGGTATTCCCCGCCGTCGTGGCGGACGAGATGGAGACGGTGAAAGTGCTCGCGGCCGTCCCAGAGTTGAAGGCCCCCGCGCCGGCCTCTTGGACGAAGGCAGCCATGGCGGCCGCCTGGCTAGCTAGCGGTGAAGGTCACCGCACCAGCGGCAAAGCTGACCGTGGCCCCGGCCGGGATCGAGGACAGCCCTGAGGTCGCACCCCCAGCCACGTAGGTGCCAGCCGTGAGCGCCGTCTGGACGCCGAAGTAGGGACATCCACTGGTCTCCGCCGGCATGCCGGTGAAGCTCTGGGCGTCGGAGGATGACTGGGAGCCACCCGACGCGGCGGCGAAGGTGATCGGCTGGCGGGCGTAACTGCCCCCAGATACCTCGTTCGCCCCGGTCGTACCAGGGTCGGCGGTGTGCAGGGACAGGTAGAAGGTGGTTGTGGTGGGGAACACGGCTTGCAGGGCCGTGTCGGCCGAGGCGGTGGTGAAATCAGGCATGGGGTCTCCTAACTGGGCTTGTAGAGCCGCACCCAATCCACGTACACGGCGTCGGGGGTGTGCGGGCCGTCCCGCACGCCGGTGAGCGCCTTGCCAATGGAGAAGAACCCGGACCCGGTGGGGATCCAGGCAGGGTCGGTCGTCTGGGCCACCAGCGTCCCGTCGATTGTCTCCCACATGCGCGAGGGCGTGATGTAGAGCGAGTAGACATGCCACTGGGTGGCGTCGAAGGGGTCCTGGTTGAACTGCAACTGGGGAGTGGCGCCACAGCCGCCGTGGGCCGAGTGCCAGTTCTCGGTCATCTCCTGGCGGTTGGCCCAGGTCGATCCGGCCGCGCCACCGAAGGTCTCAGCGAAGTCCACTTCCCAGGGCCAGCAGGACGCCGCCGGCCACCACATGATGGCACTCTTGGTCTGCACCGACTGGGTGAAGCGCATGCGGGCGGTAATCATCACCGGCGGCGACTGGTCCTCCCCGGTAATCATCATGCGCCCATTGGTCCAACCCAACTGCGGGCCGGCGTCGGTCTCGTAGATCCCCTGCTGGGTGGTGACAGCCAGGTCCCAGCCGTCCTGGGCGGTCGGGTCGGGCACCACCTGGACGTCGGACGCCACGGTCGGCTTCTGGAGCAGGGAGTTGGAGGTGTCGCTGGGCGACAGGGTGGAGTTGACAGCCGGGGAGGACTGGAAGGCGTACACCTGATCCAAGTTCTGGAACTGGTCGCCCCAGACCTTCACCCAGCTTGTGGAAGCCTGAGCCGGCCGAGCGGTGGGCGTGATGGCGGCAGCGGTCAAGCCGGCGAGTGCCAGCGTGCCGGCCAGGACAATGCCCGGCAGGCGGGCGCGACGGGGGAGACGCATGAGCAGTCCTCCTGTTCGGGGAAGTGCGAGGTGGGGCTAGGACGCCGGGGGGATGGTGGCCAGGTCGGCCAGAAGCTGGGCCAGGTTGAAGCCCTGGGGGTCGATGCCGGAGCTGGCTAGGAAGTCGGGGCTCACGGCGGCGAAGCACTCGTCGCAGTACTTCTCGTGGAACGCCCAGGTGATCTGCACAACGCTGCCCCAGGTGACGCCTACCGGCCCGGTGGCGTTGTAACCCAGGTAGGGCACATCATGGCCACCCCACGAGCCGGGCTGGGCGTCCGGGGCAGATGGGTCGGCCGGCACGTCCCAAACCTGCTGGCCCTGGGCGCTCACCGGCATGTTGAGCCCGACGTTGACACCGCCGAACAGCCCGATGGCGCTGCGCAGCTCGTTCTGGTCAGTGGGGTTGACAGCAGCGAAACCGGAGATCTTGTGGCCGCCTACTCCGGTTTGGCGCCAGTAGTTCATCACCGTCAGCATGTCGGCGCCCTGATCCGTCGCCGGGTCAGCCGGGTTGTAACCCGACACGGCCGAGTAGGCGGCCAGGATCACCGGGTCGGCCAGCATCACCGGCTGGGGATCGACCCAGGAGGTCCAGCACTCGATCAGGTGCCCAGCGGCAGCGCAGGTGCAGTCACCAACCTTGTCGTTCCCCATCATCCCCCAGTCCGTGACCTTGGTCGTCCAGTCCACCGCCGTCGCCGGAGGTGCCTGGGCGCGCAGGTAGCGAGCCAGGCGGAACGTCCTCGGGTCCTCTCGGGGCGGCTTGCGCCCCAGCTTGCGCACGGCCGGGTCGTGGACCAGGGCCACCCCGATCTCCTCCGGCGCCGGCGGAGGGACTGCCACGTCGCTCCCGGCCAGGTGGGCGGGCGAGATGATGGTCACATGGCTGGCGGCGGCCCCGGTAGTCGGTGGCTCGGTGCGGACCTCTAGCGTGCCGGCTACCTGCTGGCCCGCTACGCCTTCGAGGGCCTGGATCAGCCGGGCCAGCAGCGTACCGTGCCCCGACAGGAGCAGGTGGACGAAGGCGGCGATGGCAGTGGCCACGATCGTGGCTGCCTGCACCACCTGAGGGGCGCCAACCTGGGGCACGAACGTCGCCACTATCCCGCACAGCCCGGCGACCACCACGCCGATGGTCACGTTGGACGGCACCGGGTTAGCCGGCGTCGCGCCGAGGCGCGGAGCGGCCTTGGGAGGGATTCTCATTGGGTCTCCTTTGGTCAGGCGAACATGGAGCGGGCTGAGCGGTCGCCACGGCCGAAGCTCAGGCATTTCGGGCACTTCCAAGCCCCGCAGGTGGGCGAGTCGCAGTGGCGCCGCAGCGCGGGTTCGTGACAGGCCGGGCAGCGGCTCGGGAGCGCCGGCGGAGCGGCTCGAGGAGCAGGCATGGCCAGCAGCGGGTAAGGCTCTCCCACTATCCCCTTAGCAGCGGCCATGATCGACTCGGCCTTCTCCTGGCTGCCGGCCTCGAAAGCGTCGGTGGCCCGGGCCCGGTAGTCGGCCCAGATCAGCGCCCGGCATGAGTCGCAGCGGGGCTTGGCGGCGACGATCCACGATGATCCGGCGTGGATCGCAACGCCACAGAGCGTCGTGCCGGGCCGGGCGCCGGCCAGGTGGGTGGCTTGTTGGGGAGCGGGCATGGCGCTCCTTTCTTCCCTGCCTGCCAGGTGGCGAGCATCCCCAGGCAGCGCAGCGGGTCGAGCCGGGACATGGCCCGGGGTTGGCCGGTCAGGTGCGCGCCCAGGTAGGCGGCGAACACCAGGCTGGCCGGCCAGTGCCTCATCCCGTGCTCGGACAGGCTCGGGTGGCCTGCTCTCATGAGGATCGCGTCGGCGGCCAGCGCCGGGCCTAGCACCACCACGGCCGCCACTACTGGGCGGTCCCAGATGGCTAGGCCACGTGGCGGCAGGCCTTGCATACCCGGATGCGCCGGCCTCGGGCACCCCCGAAGCCCTCGTAGTCGTGCCCGTGCAAGAGGCAGCGCAGGTGGCGGATGAGCCTCATGACTTCTCCTCCGGGTGCTTGTGGGCGTGACGGTGGGAGCGGGCGACGTGGAACAGCCCGGCCAGCAGCGTCAGCTTGGATACGTCAGAGCCGATTCCGCTCCAAAACAGGTACCACGCCCCGCTCGGGTTGGTAAGTCCGGCCCAGCGTGCGAGGTCGTGCCACACGGCTCACGGCTTCGAGGGGAGATGGCAGATCGAGAGGTGCCGCAGCTCCTGGCGCTCGACGGCGGGGGTATGAGGGGAGCTGATGATGCCGGTGCAGATGATGGCGAAGAACTGGCGGTTTTGGGTGTCGTGCATCACCAGCTGCGCCGTCTCCTGGTGGGCTCGGGCCGCCGCGCTGCGGGCCGAGAAGTAGAGCCCGGCGAAGATGGCGGTGATGGCGAACATGACGACGAACAGGATCGTCGTGAGCCGCAGCACCGCTGCCCGGAACGCCTCCAGCTCGCTCATCAGGGCCTTGAAGCCCGCCGACAGCGGATCGCCGGCCGGTCCCGGTTTCCCTTGCCGTCCCTGTGGCCCGGTTTCTCCCCTGGGTCCGCGGAGCGCCGCTGCCCCCGTCGCTCCCGCTGCTCCCGCTGCTCCTGCCGCTCCCGTCGCTCCCGGCACCCCCTCGGGTCCGCGGGGTCCCCTCCGTCCCTCGTCACCAGAGTCGCTCATGGCTCCTCCTCCTGTCGCCTCTTGACCGCCCGCAGGTCGGCCTCCAGGTCGCTCACACGCTTGCGCAGGTCGGTGACCTCGGCCCGCAGTCCCCGGTTCTCCTCCAGCACGTGGTCCTTGGTACGCCGCAGGCCTTCGTTCTCCTCGACGAGGTGGGCGTTGAGGCGGCGCAGCTCGGTGATCTCGTCCCGCAGGCTCGCGATCTCCTCCTGGTGACGGCGGTCCTGCTCGTCCAGGTCGCGACGCAGGTCGGCCATCTGGCTCTGGAGCAGTTCCACGACGCGGTCCCGCTCGGCCAGCACCTTGTCCCGCTCGGCCAGCACGTCGGCCACCTGGCTGGCCTGGGTCGTCACCTTCTTGGAGCTCATGGTGGCGTAAAACCCGATGACGGCAGCCAGCACCATCCCGCTGGCGCCGATGGCGGCCGGCACGATGATGTCAGTGTTGGTACCGACAACCCCAGTCCCTGACACATTTGACCTATGGAGCTGGGGGCAGACCCAGGTCCTTGCGGATCTGCGCCTCATCCTTCTGCGCCTCGGCGCAGTTCTGGACGTACCACTCGTACCAGGCCGCTCCCTTGGCCTTGAGGTTGGCGACCAGCCCCTTCTCCAGAGCGTCGTCGCCGGCCTTCTGGCCGTAGTTGCGCAGCAGGTAAGACTGCCAGCGCCACCGGGCGAACCACGTGAGGGCGTCGTCCTGGTCCAGGAACACTCCGTTTGCCATCAGTTCCTCCAGTAGGAAGTCGTAGGGATAGGACGCCGGTGACGGTGACGGTTGCGGGGCCGGCTTCCCCCACCACGGCAGGCTGTCGTCGAAAACCGACAGGTCGTACGGGCCGGCGTCGGCGTACTGCTCGCCTATGCACCCGGCCGGCAGCACGGTCGGCGCTGGCCCTATCTCACCGGCCGGCAGGTCCCAGTGTGCGACCCATTCCCGCCCGTAACAATACGGCTGGGTGTAGCCGTGCGACTGCATCCTGGTCTGCCAGTTGTTGGCCGATCCTGCGCCACCGGCGTCCCAGGTCGAGCGCTCCACGTCCAGGAACACCGGGCCGTCCTCGGGGTAGCCGAGAGCACCGAGAGCCGATGCCATGCCATCGGCAGCGGCTACCCCGTCGAAGTTCGCCGACTGCGGTGGCGTCCAGATGGGGGCGAACCAATGGCCCTGGCGAGCCGCCTCGATCTCGGCGGTGGTCCAGACGTGTGGCGTCTCGCCGGCTTCCCCGACGTAGCCGAGCACGATCTGACAGCCGGCCGGCGGGGTGAACGGGTAAGCGCCGTCGCAGCCGATCACGAGCCCCATGGAGCCTCCTTCACTGGCCTTGAGCGGAGAGCATGTCCGAGAGCCCCTGGCCGGTGGCCAGCAGCGATTCGACTATGCGCTCCAGGATGGGCACGACCACCGAGGCCGAGAGCGCCTGGGTCTGGTCGATGCCCTGGAGGGTGGTCAGGTCGGCGTTGCCCTGGGTGATCCTGGCCTGGAGCGTGACCAGACCCTCAGCCACATTGACCCTGGCCTGTAGGACCGGCGACTGGTCCGTCACCGGAGGATCGCCGGTGGGCGGAGGGGCGAAGGCCGTCCCGTCCCAGGTCCAGCCAACCGATGGCAGGGCGTTGGCGGATGCGCTTATCAGCCCGAGCGCCATCAGTCCCTTGAACGATGCCAGCGTGGGGTCGGCCTCCACCAGCGCCACCACCCTGCCGTTGGATACTGCTGCATAGGGCTGGCGAGCCACTACATGTCCTGGCGATACAGGACGGACAGGTCCAGGAGGGTGGCGCCTGTCGGGACCGAGTAGCACTTGACATTGCCTTGCCCGTCCACGTAGACCTCCGCTCCCCCTCCCCCGTTGGTGGCGGCGGGGTAGCGCTGGGCCTGCCCCGGGACGGCCGCCGCCGGCAGCGTGAAGACCACGGTGGCGTTGGTGATCGTCCCCGGCACGCAGCGGCCATAGACAGCCACCCAGCCGCTGGCGTCGATGCACCACTGCGGAGCCGGTGTTCCCGGCGTCCAGCCGTTGGCGAAGGACGCCGCCGGAAGGGGAGTCCAGAGGGTGAGAAGTGGCAGCGGCAGCGGGGTGCCGTTGGTTTCCAGGTGGGCAATGCGGCGCTGCAGGTCCACCAGACTGTCCACGAGGCGCTCGGGCCCGGGCGGCCGGTTGACGCGCCCCATCAGAGCTGGTCCAGGTCGAGCTGCACGGTGCCGATGCTGGTCTTGGTGGGCGGCGTGGCCGTGATGGCCGTGATGCGCCAGGTCTCGTCGTAGGTGTCGGGGTAGTTGAGGTCGGTTATGCGGACCCTGATGGCGTCTCCCACCACGTAGGAGCCCGGGAAGGGGTCCTGGTCATCCACGAGGTACACCGTGAGGGTGTCAGGTTGGCTGTCTGCCTCCAGGTCGGCGTTGGCCAGGTTGGCGAGCCATGCCTGGTTGGTGATGTTCGAGTAGGAGTGGCTGGACTCCAGCAGCGGGTAGCCCTCGGCGAGCCAGCTCTGCATGGTGGCCACGGCCACGATGGGGTTCTGTTGCTTTGAGGGCGTCCCCCCGATGTCCACGGTCTGGCTCGCGGGAGCGACAGGGCCCTCGGTGTAGCCAATCATGTTGCCGGGGTACTCGGCCATGAGCCCGGTCTCGTCCGTGGTCGAGCCCAGGTGCGGGGCGCCGAGGGCCAGGGTCTTGACGGCATTGCCGCTGGCGTCCCAGACCACCCGAACGGCGTAGTCGAACCCACTGGCCGACGAGGCGGCGTTGGTCCCCGACGCGGAGGAGCCGAGCGTCTGGAGGGCCGAGGAGTAGGTCTCCTGCCACGCCTGGAAGCTCACCGTGGTAGGCGCCCCGCCGGCCAACCCGCTCGGCATCACGAAGCCGATGTCGCCCGAGGGAGTGCTGGCCATGTCGGCGAAGAGGGCCCGGACGATATCGAACAGATCGGCGTCGGTGTAGGAGAGGTTGGTGTGCAGGAGGCGCCAGTCGAGGTAGGACAGGAAGTTGGAGCCGCTGAGGGAGCGGGAACGCTGGGACGAGTCGTAGGGGTTGGCCCAGATGATGCCCCCCCACACCAGCACTCCGCCCCGGTCCACCAGGAGGGCAGTGCGTCCCGGGGCCGTGAGGGTCGCCGTGTCCAGTACGACCACGGCGGGGTCGCCCATGGGCAGTGTGGCCGAGAAGCTGCCCTCACCGTTGAGCTGGTCCTGGTAGGTGACCTGGGTGAGGGGCAGCTCGCCCAGGATGGCGCCCGACAGCAGGTCGGCCACGAGGTAGGTGTAAGGGCTGTCCGTGGCCGGGATGCCCCCTACCGGCACCACTTGGCCAGTGACGGTGAGGGCCAGCAGTGCCATGTCGTGCTGGCCGGCAGCGTCGGTGACCGAGAGGGCCACGGTGTAGTTCCCCGGCGTGCCCGGCGTCCCCGATATGAGCCCTGTCACCTGGTCGATGACGAGCCCCGCCGGGAGCCCGGAAGCGCCCCACATGTAGGGCGCCACCCCCCCCGACGCTGAGCACTGGGCCGAGTAGGGGGCGCCCCGGGCCGCGTCGGGCAGCACCTGGGTGGAAAGGATGAGAGCCGGGGGCGCCGGTGGTGCCGCCGTGACGCCGAAGTTGCCGAGGAAGGCCTGGCGGGCGTTGACGGGGTCCACCGCAGCGTTGGAGGAGTCGAACAGGCCGACCCCGGGATCCTCCCAGTAGGCGTGCCAGCCGAAGTTGGCCCCCCCGATGGGGTAGCGGGCCATCTGGTTCACGAACCAGTCGTCGTCGCCACCGCCCCGGTAGTTGGGCGGCGAGCCCCACAGCACGAGGCCCCACTCGGGCAGGCACAGCGGGAGGCCCTCGGTGGAGGCGAAGGATATCCACGAGGACAGGTCGGGCTGCGCCTCGTTGGACCAGTGCTCCTGCTGCTCGGTGAGGGTCCGGGTGGTGGTCGTCCAGTCGTAGTAGACCGACGACCAGTCGTAGATGTCGATGCCGATCTCGTCCACGGTGGCGGTGCCGGGGAAGGCCGCCGAGGTGGCCGTGGAACCGTAGATGGTCGTGGCGGCGGTGGGGTTCCATTGGAAGCGGAAGGCCTGGCCGGGTACGGCCCGGAGCACCCCCACGATGTGGTTCCAGCCGTTCTGGAAGTCAGTCACCGCCATGCCGGTGACGCCAGTGACCTGCCAGGCATAGCCGCCGTGGTTGAACTCCCGGGCAATGCGCAAGGTGGCATTGGCGAGGCCGTTGGCCACCAGGTACTCGCCGAGATTGGTCCAGTGGGTGTCAGACGCCCCGGCCGCCTCCTCGGCCCAGGTGGTGGCACCCGAGCCGGTGGAGGCCCCGCAGCAGGCCGGAGTGGCCAGCACCAGGGTCCGGGTGCCCAAGTCGGTAGCCCAGGCCCCAGCCTTGTAGGAGGTGGCCTTGGTCCCGTCGTAGTAGAGAGTGGCGGTCTCGAAGGAGGCCCAGCTCGGCGGAACATTGGCCATGTAGTCGAGGACATGGGAGACGGGCAGGCCGAGCCACGCCTCGTAGGACTCGATGGCCCCGATGCCCGGGCCCCCCGAGACGACATGCCCGGGCTTGGTGCCATAGGCACCTCGGTAGACGCCTCTCGGGATGCTGGCGTAGGGACCGGTGGGCATGGCCTACTTGGAGCCCAGGTCCTCGATGGTGAGGAATGTGTAGGCGAAACCCCCGATGCTGTTGGCGTTGGTCACGCTTACCGAGGTGGCCGCCGCCCCCGAGGGCACCCAGACCCGGGCTGTCAGGGTGTGGCTGCCGGCTGGGGGCGACCACAGGCGCTCCACTATTAGTTCCACGTCGTCGGCGGCGTTGAAGGCCGTCTCCCCCACGGCGGAGGCGATCTCCGAACCATCCAACCCGATCCCGCCCATGAACGCCGACCCGGCGTTGTTGGCCGCTCCGCCGGTCTGCGCCGACCCGGCGTAGAAACGGGCCCGGCACAGACGGTTGGCCTGGGTGGAGAAAGAGAGCGAAAGTTGGTCGGTGGCACCGGCGAAGGTGGTGGCCGAGCTGGTGAAGTAGTCGCTGCTGCCCGAGGGGGGACCGCTGGGAGCAGAGTAGGCCAGCATGCCCAGGGGCCGCGCCCGCCAGACGCTCCCCGTCCAGTCGTAGGCGTAGCCGGTGTCGGACTCGAACCAGCTCTGCCCGGTGGCGGGGCTGACGATGGCGACCCTGGCCGCCGAGGGGCCCACAATGCTGCCCCCGAGGGCGGCCGTGTAGGTGCGCTCGTCGGTGATGTTGGTGGAGGTGATGGAGGTGGCATTGGCCGCCACTGCCACGTTGGCCAGGAGCAGCGACGAGGCCGGTAGCGCCGGTGCCGCGGGAGTGGCGGCCGGGGTGCCGGTGATCACAACCAGGGACGCCCCGGTGACGCTGCCTTGATATGCGGGGTCCTGCACCTGCATGACGATGGAGTCGATGCGGGGGTTGGTGGGGTCGGCGGCGGCGATGGCCAGGGTGACGGGCGCGTCGTTGGTGCATACGTAGGTGCCCTGGGTCGAGGTGATCGTGCCGGTCACGAAGCACTGCCCTGAGGCCACCTGAACCGACATGACAGCAGGGTTGGAAGCGGTGACGGCCAGGGAGTCGACGCCTTGGGGACCGGGACGCACGCCGGAACGGGCCGAGAATGTCCCGAGCGGCGTGGAGAAGGCCATCTGGCCGAGGCGGAAGTCCTCGGCCGAGATGTTGGACAAAGCGAGCGGGTTTCTAACTGTCATCGGCGCTCCTTTAGATCCAGGCCGAGTAGGCCGTCACTGACAGCGACGACTGGCTGGCCGCCACCGATGAGTAGGCCCGGTAGGTGAGGTCGTTGTCGCCCGGCACGATGGAGAGCCACTGGCTGCCAGGAACCAGCGTGGCCCGCCGGCTGGCGCTCCCCAGGAGGACGGCCCTTGAGTTGCAGTCCACGGTGAGCACGTCGGTAGGTCCGAGGGTGATGTTGAAGGACATGAACTGCCCCGTGGTGAGGTTCTGGATCTCGGGAGACTCGCATGGACCCGTGATCTGGAACACGGGTCGGCTCTCGAAGTCGCCCTCGTTCGTCACGGTCAGGTTCCCTCCCGAGGAGGGCGAGCCGAAGGTGAGCGGGAACACGAGCGGGAACTGGAGGCCCGGTGCCACTGCCGGCAGCGTCACCGCCTCCACGGTCGGCGCAGTGGCGTACTTGCGGGGGTCGGCCGCTACCAGACCGAGCTGGTACTGGCACACGGTGCGCCCGGCCGAGTAGGTGGTCTTGAGCGCCCCCGAGCGCCGCACCGTGACCTGCTTAGGCGGGTTCTCGCCGACGACGAGGGATGAGTCGAGGAAGCCAGCGACCAGGAGGTTGAACGCCTGCATGGACAGGCGCAGGGTCTCCTTGTCCGGCGCCAAGGCCCAGCCGGAGAGCGTGAGCTGGCGGGCGTTCAGGAACTGCGGGCCCATGAAGGCGCCGTGGGCAGCGTCCTTCTCGGCCGTGGGAGGGGTGGTGTCGGAGGCGTCCCAGCCATCGAGGGTCTGCACCCACCACTCCGTGCCCCAGGCGTCGGTGGCGCTCTGCAGCTCGACGCCGCCGAACTGGTAGGAGGTGAGCCCGGCGATCTGCGGCGGGGGCACGAGGACGCTCACCGCATGGCTCCCTGGCGCATGGTCCATTGCCAGGACACCTCACGGCCCACCCGGGCCACGGCCTCGTCTGGCGACAGGCTGGCAGCGTGCATGTGGAACTCGCCGATGGCCGGGCCCATGGCGGCGTGGTGGGGGACGACCGTGGAGTCCCGAGACGAGTACAGAAGCTCGGGACCACGCTCACCCACCCAGAAGGGCCTGCCGCCCCGGGCGACGCCCCCCCCGGCGTAGCCGACGTACCCACCCCCGGACTCGACCGAGCGCACGCCCGGCACGTTCCACACCGAGCCGTAGTCCGCCAGGATGTACCGGATCGCAGCAACGGCGTTGTCGATGGGGTTGAGGATGTTGGTGAGCCCGGGCAGGGCGTAGGCGGCGAAAGTGGTCCCGATCATCTGCATGAGGCCGCGGCTGGGGTCGCCCCGCTGGGCGTTGATGTCGCTCAGGTTGACGGCCTGGGGGTTACCGCCCGACTCGTACTTGGCAATGATCTCCAGGCCCGGCAGCCACGACATGGGGACGTTGGTGAGCCGGATGGCCGAGGTGAGCCAGGGAGCGACGTTGCCGGGGAGGCCCGCAGTGGCAGCGGTGAAGGCCTTGGTGGCCCCAGCCGCAACGGACTGCTCGATGGAGCGGACCGTGGTGTCGTAGTGGGTGTCGATCCAGGCGCCGAGACCCGAAGGCGTCATCCCCACCGGACCCCCGGCAGCCAGGCCGGGGAGCTTGTTCAGCGCTTCCAGGTTGGCGAACCCGATGGCTCGCACTGCCTCGGGGCGCAGCACGTACTCGCCCGGGCGCCCCCACAGCAGCACGCTGTCCTTGCCGGTGTCGCGACCGGGGATGGGTCCTCCCTCGGCCCGGGCGTGAAGAATGGTGCTGCCCGGGACGCCCTGACCAGCCAGATAGGTGGCGGAGCCGGTACTGCCGGCCACGCTCCACTTGCCTGTGCCCTCGACCAGGATGCTGATGACCCGCTTGAGCGGGATCCGGGTGATGTCCGAGATGAGGGTCTTGACTTGCCGACTGGAGTCGCCGGCCTTGAGGCCGGTCTGATAGAGGTTCTCGATGAGGGCCGGCATCGAGGTGTGGTTGGCGAGATCGGCTGCGTACTTGCCCCGCAGGATGGACAGGTTGTAGGCGTCCATCATCGCCTTGGCCTTGGACGAGCTACCCGTGAGGGTGGCCAAGTCCTCGAACAGGTTCCGGCGGGCACCGGCCGTTTGGGCAATGGTGGCCCCGTTGTCGAGAATGTCCCGGGTGTACCGCTCGGCTGCCTTCGAGACGCCGGTGGTGGAGATGAAGGCCTTGTCGAGTGCCGTGGTGAGCTGGTTGTTGAGCACCGACGACAGGTTCTTGGCGTCAGTGGCCAGGTCGGACATCTTCCCTGTCAGGACGCCGGTGATGGCATTGAGGTTCTTCTCGGCTCCGGTAGCCCCTTGGTCGCCGGCCCACCGGGTCAGGGATGCCAGCGAGTCCTTGCCGGTGTAGCCCGCCTGCTGGGCTAGCCCGTAGAGCTGGTCGGTGGCCTGCTTCGATCCCCGGGCGAAGGGGATCAGCTGGGCAACCACGTCCTTGCCGGCTTGAGCGAGCAGGCGTGTGTCCTGCGAGGCCGTCCCCGAGGCGGCGGCTTCGGTGGTGAGCTGGTTGATGAGGTTGGAGCCGGCGGTCAGCTGGCTCTCGTAGGTGGAGCGCAGCTGCAAGCTGGCGGTGTTGAGCCCGCTCATGCTCGCCTGTGAGCCGATCAGCGCCGCCCGGAGCTGGGGGAGGCTCATGGCGCTCATGCGATTCAGCTGGGCGATGGTAAGCCCGGACTGACTGGCCAGGGCCATGAGCCCCTGGCGGTTGAGAGCATCCAACCCGGTCGCCGTGAGCTTGGACTGGGAAAGGAGCTGCGTGAGCGCCGACGAGGAAAGAGCCTTGATGGTGGTCGAGGTCACCCCGGAGGCCAGCGCCAACTGCTTGATGCTGCTGTTGGAGAGGACTCCGAGACTGAGCCCGGTGGCGTTAGCTTGCTGGTTGAGGGTTTGCATGCCCTGCTGGAAGCTGACGAAGCTGCTCTCGCCACCGGTCAAGGTGGACATGAACGTCTGCCAGCTCTGGGTCATCTTCTGGATCTGGGTGTCCTGGATGGACGTGGCGAAGCTGACGGCATTGAGGTCGTTGCCGAGCAGCCCGCCCTGCTGGCCCAGGGCGGCGTAGCCCGTCACGAGGCCGGCGATCTGCTGCTGGGCGATGAGCCAGTTCTTGTTGGACTGCCCGGTGATGTCGGACAACTTCACCCCGGCTACCGACACGAGCCCCATGGCCTCCTGCAGACCACCGTACTGGCCGGCCAGGGCGCCGAGGCGAATCAATGTCCGTTGGGACTCGGCGCTGAACTGGGACTGGATGCCGGTATACTCTCGGGTCTTCTGACTGGCCTGGTCCATGACGGGATTGGTCTGGGCAATAACCTGCCCACGGGCGACGATGACTCCCGTAGTCGCCTTGGTCGTGTCAGCCAGCTGCACCTGCGCCCCGGCCAGTCGGATGGCTGACGCCTGGGTAGCGGCAAAGACACGGTTCAGCACCGTGAAGGCGTTGGCCTTGTTGATAGCCTCCTGCTGGGCGGCGGCCCACTTCTGGGCGGCGTCCTTCGAGCGTGCTAGCCAGAAGATGAGCGCACCCAATCCGACGGCCGCCCCCACTGCCACCGCCGCCCACACTCCACCGGACAGTCCCCCGACGGCGTCCTTGAGCACCGTGACGAGCCCCCGGCTCTTGCCGGCGGTGTCCTCGGCGGCGGTCCCGGCATCCTCCATGGCCTTACCAGCGCCGCTTATGCGCCCCGGCAGCGCCCCGAACCCGGCACCGACGTCCTGCACCGACCCCCGGAGACGCTGGAGCGGCGTGGCAGCATCGCCCAGCGCCGAGGTCGCCGTGGCCGCCTTGTCGATCCCACCAGCAGCCGTGGCCATGTTGGCGACGACTCCCAACAACGGAGCGGCCAGCCGGGCCACAGCCGTGGCAGCCAAGCCGCCCCACAGGTACACGGCGTGCATGGCGATGCCGGCGGCGAGCAACGGCTTGGGGATCTCGGTGAGCAGCACCAGGAACCGGGAGGCGACCTGGAGCACGACGAGAAAGTCCTCGGCCAGGTGCGTCGTCTCGGCCACCCGGATGAGGTTCATGATGGCGTGGCCGACGTTCTCGAACACCGTGCCCAAGCCGGCAGCGTTCTGCTCGCCGATGTGGAAGAAGGTCGCCAAGCCGCCCTGGCCGTGCTGGAAGTCCACTACCAGCTGGGCGAACACCCGATCCACGGTGCTGCCCATCCAGTGGATGAGCTGGGTGAGAGCGCCGGACTTGGTGTTGAGGAGGGTGAGAGCGTCGCCGAAGCCCTGCACGACGGTTGGTGCCATGGCGTCGGCCAGGTTCTGGAAGGCCCCGGTGAGTGGCGGGATGGTGTGCCCGGTGGCCTGGGAGACGTCGTAGACCGCCGTCATGCGGTCCTTGATGTCCCCAATCGTGGGAGCGGCCACGGCTCCTAGGGCGGCCAAGCCGACAGCCAACGTACCCACCGACGTAACGAGCAAAGACGCCGCCTCGAAGGCGGCGTCGAGGGCGAGATGAAGGCCACTGACGGCAGCGATCCCGCCGAATAGTGGCACCTGGCCAAGCACGCCGCCGCCACCACCCGGGCGACGAGCCAGCAGGGCAGAAAGCCAGCCTCCGCCTGCATCGCCTCCGCCGGCCGCTGGGGCTGTCTCCGGCGGCCGGCCGCCGCCGCCGCCAAAGCCGCCAGCCACCCCACCGACCACGCTCGCCAGGACGCGCATCTCGGCTGCCTGGCGCGCCCCCGCCAAGGCAGCTAGCCGGGACACGCCGGCAGCGGCCGCCAAGTCCTGCATGTGCGAAACCTGGACATCGCTCACGGTGGAGCGGGCCATACCTTGGGCAATCTGGGCGCCGAGGTCTTGGCCCGGGTGGATAGAGCCCAGCCCCTCGTTCACCCCCCGGGCGATCTCCTGGCCCAGGTCCTGGCCGGGGTGAACCGAGCCAAGACCCTGCTCCAGCCCTCGGGCGATCTCCTGGCCGAGGCTCTCGCCGGGATGGACCGAGCCAAGACCCTGGTTGAGCGACTCGGCGATGGAGCGCCCGAGGGCACCAGCGTCGATGCCCCCCCGGACGCCGCCGGTGTCGACGCCGACCCTGACAGTCCCTCCGGTGCCAGCGGCGGCCTTTACCGCCTCGATGGCAGCCAGGGCAGCGCTGGTGTCGGCCCCGATCCTGATGGTGCCGGTGGTGCCGTCGGCCAGGGCCGCAACCTGGGCGATCTTGGCCTGCGCCTCGGAGGTGTCGGCCCCGATCTTCACCATGGGCCGCAGGCCGCTCAAGGCGGCTCGAAGCTTGGCGTTCAGGTCGTTGCGAAAGTCGTCGAGGTCAGGGGAGATCCTGACCCACGCCTGGGCAATGATCTCGCCGTCGGCCGGCACCTAGATCATCTCCCGGTTCATGCGGTTCACCCAGGCCGACAGCTCGACGATGGCAGCGGTCTCGTCACCCTCGAACTCGTCCTCGTCCCAGTCCTCCGGCCACACGGCCGCGGTCAAGCGCTCGACCTCCTGCGGCTCCTTGCCGGCCTGGGCGAGGAGAACGTCGGCCTGAGCGGCGCGGTCGTACAGCACCGCCCAGGCGGCGTCCATGACCTCGGTGGCACTCATGTTGCCCAACTCCCCGTGGTGCCCAGCAAGCGTCAGGCGGCCGTGGAGGTAGTGCGCTTCCCCTGCGACCCAGGCGCTGAGCGCTTGGGTCGCTCGGTAGGGCGGGCTAGGACGTGCTCGGACACGTACTCGACCAGCGCCTGGATGCGCTCGAGGGTGAGCGGGCTGTCCTCGGCGTGGAGCAGGGCGCAGAAGTCCTCACCCTCCTCGGGGACGAGGACAGCCCGGAAGAACGGCTCGACTTGCACGATGGCCTGGGCGTCGTCCTTGGCACCCACCAGCCTGGCCACAGTGTCGAAGGGAACGGCACCAGCGGTCCGACAATGCCAGTGCCGGCCGCCCAGGCGAAACTGGCAGGCCACCTCGCTTGGCACCTCGATGGCATCGAGGTCGAGTTCGGGGACGGTGCTCATGAGGCCAGGTTGGCGTTGTGGATGAACCGGTAGGGCTCTGCCGTCGGCGGCTTCTCGCAGGAGAACTGGCAAGCGTAGGTGGCAAAGGCGTTGCCCTTGCGAAAGGACATCTGCATGTTCCCGTCCTGCCAGCACTGTCGGAGGATCAGCCGAGCGAACGGGTCGACGCCGGAGCTGGCACCCTTGGGGAGAGCGTCCCAGCCGATCATGACCCGGACCTCGGTACCGGGCACCGGTGGCTCGGTCCACAGCGAACCATCAGGGTTCGTGCCGGTCGCGGCGGTGTTATAGGCAACGGGGTTGGCACCCAGGTTGAGAGCCAGCCGCAGGTTCTGGGCCGTGAACTCAGCCAGGGCGAAGGTCGCCCGTGCCACCTTGTCGGTGGTCACGTTGCGTACGGCGTAGATCTCCTCCTCCGGAGTGATGGCGGCGGCGGTGGTCTGGTCCTCGAACTGGGTGCCCTGCTGGGTGTAGCCCAGCATGATCCAGCCCGTCGGCCACACGCCGGTGACAGAGGTTGGTTCGGTGGTCCCGAGCGGCGCCGCGTACAGCGTCCCCGGGAATGCCTTGATGTTGGGACCGGAAAAGACGGCCATGAACGTGCTCCTTGTCTGCCGAAGCGGGCGGGATGGTTCTGCCGGCGGACCGGCGTGCTGCGTCTGCCGGCGAGCCGGCGGTTACCAGCGCCCCGAGGGCGCTAGATCGTGGACCCGGAGGCGATGGTCGAAGCGGTCATGCTCATGACCACTCGGGGCCATCCAGTCTCCGGGTCGGGGGCGTCGATGGTGCCGCTCACCTGCGCATTGAGCAGCAGGCACCCGTCAGGCGGGTTGAGCGGGAGAGACGCCGAGGGAAGGTCGTGCAATACGGAGGTCACAGCCAGCACGAGCTGGCGCAGGCTGGCGTACTGCCTGGGGGCTCCGACCCAGCATTCCAGCGTGAGCCGGGCATCGTCGATGGGCACCTCACTGTTGGCCCTCGGCCCTCCACCATGCCGGTAGAGCCGGATGGCCGGGGTGGAAGCCTGGGCATCCTTGGGCGAGAACAGGAAGTCGGGGAGGCGGAAGAACACCCGGCCCTGGTGCAGCGGCTGGAGCAGTGAGTTGGCCCTGAGCCATGCCCGCATGTCGGCCAGGGTGTCGGGGAAGATGACCTGGGTGCCGGGAAGGATGGCCACTTAGAAGCCTGGGCCGTGGAGCGGGTTGTCCGAGCCGGCAGCCACCAGCGCCGGCCTCAGGTACGGTCGAGGTGCCATATAGGAAGTTCCGACCTCGACAAAACGGCTGTAGTACAGGTCGGTCCCGATGTCCCAGGAGGGACCCGGGTCCTCCGGCCCGGGCTCGTGGCGGATGGAGTCCCGGAGCATGCCGGTGTCGATGGCCGGGGGCGCTCCAGGCAGGCTGGAACGGTGCCCGGAAGGCGGCCCGAACATCCAGAGCCGCCCTGGCGTGTACCGAGGCACGCCCCGCAGGCGGGTGCGCACGATCTCGGGCCACATGACGCCGGCGCCGACCGAGCTGGCCAGCTCCTTGGCCATCGCCTCCACGTTCTCGGCCCGCCGCTCCATGTCGACGCCCACCGGGCCGTCGGGGGAGTACAGCAGGTCGTCCAGGGCGCCTTCGTCGATCTGGATGTCAGCCACAGGCTTCCTCCCGTCCTGTGTAGACCGCCGGTTGACAAGATGTAACCAGCGGTATATGGTGAGAGGCATGACAAGCGACAAGGTGAGCAGCCCCGTAGGCCTCAAAGAGATCGCCGAGAAGCTCGGGGTGCGCCACTCCACCGCCAAAATGTGGCACTACCGGGGTGTGCTGCCAAAGCCCGTTGGCACAGTCTCGGGTGCCCCATGCTGGGACTGGGCCGATGTGAAGGCTTGGGCCAGGGCGACAAACCGACTGAGTCCTGAGTCATGAGGGCCGGTCGAACGGCAGCGGGTCTGATGCTGATTCTGGCCGCTGGAGGCTTGGGCATCGCGGCCTGCGGTGGCAGCACTTCGACGACCAGCAGGCCAGCCAAGAGCAAAGTACCAAAGGCAACGACAGCGCTGACAAAGTCAACCCCGGTGTGGCAGCAGCCGCTCTACACCGGCCCGTTGAACTTTCGCCAGACCTGCTTGGCACTGCGGTACGACGAGACCGAGTTCAAGAAACTGCACGGCATCCAGTTCCCGTCCAATATCCAGATGACTGACTTGGCGCGACAGACCACCAGCCAGCCCTTGGCGTCGGGCCTCCGGAAGGTCGTCGGCAGCTTCAATAACCCGGGGACGTTCGTGGCCAACTGGACGGTCTATGTGAGCGCCTTCTGTGCCGGCGCTGGAGTACCGCTTCCCACACCTAGCTAAACTGTCGGGGTGCGCCTTCGCACCCTCGGCTGGGTGTTCCTCCTCTGTGGGCTGCTCACCTATCCGATGGTCGTGTGCTTCATCCTGGGCGGTGCCGGGTTGGCGATGCTCACCATCGGCACCGCCCTTCCGCTAAGGCGCCAGGAGCAGCCTGCTCCCGTCGATCGGGAAGTCGCCATTGCCAAAGCCGAGGAAGGGCTGCTGGTCGATGGCGTCCTGGACGTCGCACGCCGGCTCAGGTCGCTCCAGACACCATCCTGAGTCCCCCCTGCACGTGGTCCAGCCCGAAGGCGTCGAAGGGCAGCGCCCATAGCACCGTCCAGGCGTTCCCGGCCGAGTCAGTCACGGTGTCGCCGGCCTGGATGTCGCAGGGATCACAGGTCAGCTTGGCGTCGTACTCCTCTCTCGCTCCTCCCACGAGCCCCACGGTGGCCGTCGGCGGCGAGATAACCGCCCGGACGCCGGAGGCGACAATGGCCGTCGAGGTCGTGGACGGATCCAAGTCGTAGGGGTCGGCCAAGCTGGCGGTATCGGTGGTGCGAGCCACGGCGATGGTCGTGGTGGCGACGGGAATCGTCATCAGATCACCCCGATAGTGGCGTTGTCCACGGTGCCGGCTCCAGGATGAGCTGGACCAGCGGTACAGGCACAACGGCTATGGACCTGGCCCGGATACCCGATGAGCGGTGGGTAGCGTACGTCGAAGTTGTGACCCGCGGCGGCCACACACTCCCTGGTATGGGTCCGAGCATTCCCCAAGTACCACCCGAGCACGTCACCATGCTTCCGGGCCGCCTCGTCCACTTGGGCGGCAGCGGCAGCCCGACGCCGCAGCGCCGCTAGGTGCGCCGCCCACCAGCGCCGCTCGGGACGTAGCGCTTCGGATACGGACTGCCCGGCCACCAGGCGGTCCCTCACCCGGAAGGCGGCGGCGGCCAGGAAGGCTGCTCGGTAGGCCAGCTCCTGGCGACGGGTGTGGCGCCCGGCTGGGCCCATCTCCGCCCATCGGCCCACATTCTGCGGGCCATGGCCGGCCAGGGCGGCCAAGGCAACGGCGGCGACCGGGACGAGCCCCACGGCCACGAGGATCTGCACCAGCTTGGCCGTGAGAGCGGCACCAGCCGCCGCTGCTCCGGCGGCAGCGGCCATCAGGCTGGCCAGGATAGTGGCCTGCACATAGGCCACCGAGGGGTTGGCCGGAAGGGCCTGGGGTGGCAGCGTCGGGGGCTGGCGAGGTGGCCGCCGAGGCTGCTGCTGACTAGCCGGAGGAGCCGGGGATGACGCCATAGGACCACCCGTGGGGGTCTCGCTTGGTGAATCGGGCTAGGTCCCGACGCAGGCCGGGATCCGACAGCACCATCGAGGACAGGTCGCCCGAGACGCTCACCCCTCCCACGTTGACCGACTTCACCCCTCCGGGCATGTCCGACAGCGTGGCCGGGTGCAGCATGAACCAGGCCATCTTGGCGATGGCCCGAGCCAGCCGGGGTGGACAGGTCTCGGCCGTATAGCCGCCCCAGTACTCCACGTCGGTCTGGGGGGGCACGACGCCGACCCAGACCGGCAGCACCGGCACCGGGAAGAACCAGCCCACCCAGATCCCAGCTCCCTGGAGAACCGACTCAGTGGGTGCCACGACCTCGGATATCGGCGTGGCCGAGGGGTAGACCATCCCGCTCTTGTAGACGTAGAGGGTCTCGATGTAGTGCCCGAAGACGAAGGTACGGGTGCATGCCTCACAGGCCAGTGTGGTCGCCTGGGCCACGGCGTCCTCCACGTCCAGCGACGCTGTGGCAAAGTCCCCGGTGACCTGCTGGTATTGCTGCACCGACACCAGGGGATCCTGGGCCGGCGTGTCAGGCTGGGGGACGGCGGGGATGGCGAGAGCGACCGGGCTCGGCGTGCTCACCATTGCTCCCGGTTGTGCGCCGACAGGTGCCGGTACTCCTTGCGACGCCGGTCGATGCGCTCAGGCGATGCTTCGTCCCTGGTCTCCCGGTTGAACAGTTCGGCCTCACCCACGAGGTCGTCGTGCTCGTCGGCGGGATACTCGGCGCCTGCCGGGTAGGCCAGCCGGCCGTTCGAGCGCCAGTACATGCGCTGCGTGGCCGTGACGCTGGCTCCCGGCAGAGACCGAGCGGGAGGGGCGAAGGACGCCATCGTGATGGCGCCCTCCGGCGTACCCTCCTCGACGGGCCGATGCTCCTTCTGGTGGATCATGCGGCCCATGCGATCACGCTCCTTCCAGCCGATGGGACGTGCACTAGAACTCAGCACTACTCCGTAGCGAGCACCAGGACTGTCCTTAGGACAACGTGACCTCTACAAACAGGTCTGGACGGGGGACAAGTAGGCCGACACGCTCCTCGCACAAGAGCAACACCAGGTTCTGCTCGGCGTAGCGCTCGGAGTAGATGGCCACGTTGACCTGCTCCCGGTCGGCGATGATCGCTCCCCGCTGGAAGTCGGCCACCAGCGCCGAGCCGGCCGGCTTGGCACGGGTCCGGTAGCTGGGCACGCCCCACACGGTGAGCGGCAGGGCGTTGAACGGCGTACCGGCGTCGAAGGTGCCGGAGCCTCCTGCCGCCCGGGCGGTGAACATGGCCCAGGCGTTGGTGGGGTTGAGCACCACGGCGGTGGGCGCCCCGTCGGCCAGTTCCACGTCGGCGAAACCCATGCCGATGCTCTGGGCGTAGTACGTGGCGCCGGCCCCGAGAGCTGCCTGGGTCTGGAGACCAGGCGTGTTCAGGATGCCCTCGATGTCGGGGTACGTGCCACTGCCCTGCAGGAACTCCCAGTCCTCCTTGAACTTCACCAGGTAGGGCAGACGGATGTTGACGTACTGCACCAGCGCCGGTGAGTCGGTGAAGAGCTGCTTGGACAGCGTCATGGTCGTGGCCAGCGTGGTCACGTAGGCGATGGCGCCCTGCATGTTCGGGCTGGCCGACGGCTTGGTATTGCCCTCGGCCACGGCACTGGCGGCCAGCTCCGACTCGGTCGGGGCCAGCTCCCGGACATAGGGGATCTGTGGCACCTGGGTCGTCATCTTGGGGATGAGGTCCCGCAGGTACAGCTTGGCCTGCCGGGGGATGGGGGCGATGGGCTGGGCCACCGGCAGCAGCATCCCCGCCCCAGTCGAGTCGTACTGGTTGGGGAACGTGGTCGAGGGCCCGGTGGCGCCCCACTCGTCGATACCGGCTCGGGTCTCGACATAGAGCCCGGGGTTCTCCGAGCGCGACTTGCCGGGTGGCACAGGCGGGGTCGGGCAGCCTCGATCGACCCAGGCCCGGAACTCAGGGCTCTCGACCACGGCGTTGAAGCCGCGGGGTTCGCGCTGGCCACCGACGCCCTGGGTGGCGACGACCTTGGCCTGGTCCCGGCGCTCGATGGCAAGCACGGCGGTGAGGTCGGCGTCCAGGGTCTTGACCTCTTCGATCATGGCCTTGAACTCGTCGGATGCCCGGCGCTCGGGCGTCACGTCGGTGAACTCGTTACGCAGCTCGGTGAGCCGCTTGACGATGTCGTCGGCGGTTCGGTCCTTCCCCGGACCGGGCATGACGACAGTGCCCTCGGGTGAGATGGTAGGTGCAGGCATGGTGATGCTCCTTGCAGGCGCGCGCCGCTAGAGGCGCTGGCTTTCAGGTGCGCCCAGACCAAGCACGGCCGGCCTGCAGGCGACAGGTTGAGCGAGCCCTATGGCTCAGCTCGTGGCGGGGGTCGGACTCGAACCGACGGCCTCCGGGTTATGGGCCCGGCGCGCTACCTAGCTGCGCTACCCCGCTCCGAAAGGTCAGGTGCTGGTGGGCCGCATGGCCGCGGCCTCGGCTATGTCGGCAGCGATACGTGCCCGGGTATCCTCGTCGGCCTCCTCCCACGGCATGCCCGGGCAGTCGTGGGGCTCGTTGACCATGACCGTGGGAACGATGGCTTGAGGGTCGAGCAGGCGCATTTCCTCAGCCGTGGCCGGGTCGGCTTCCTGCCGGCGCTGGAACACCGGGCCATTGCACACAGGGCAGCGCCCGGCGAAAGTGCGAATCTCGTTGACACCGGAGTCAGCGACCAGCACGGCGCACTGCCAGTCCACGTAGCTGACCACCGGCCAGCCCGTACCCTCCAGGGCAGCGACCGGCACCGGGCGAGGAGTGAAACCAGCCTTGGTCAGTAAGTTCACGAGCTTGGCCTCGGTGCAGTCCCACAGGTGCTCGCCTCCGACCCGATCGTGACTCCGGGCCCCGGCGTGAGTGGAGCACCACGTCTCCGAACCCTCCTCGATGCGGTCAAGGTCCGGGCCGACCACGCAGAGCTCGCCTCGAGGAGCCAGCACCCGGCGTATCTCGGCCAGAACATTTGGGAGCACATCCTCGGGCAGGTGCTCGAGGACGTGGCCGGCGTACACGGCCTCGGCGCTGGCATCCTCGAATGGCCACGGCGTCTCGGCCAGGTCAGTCACCACGTTCACGCCAGGGCCGGGGTGGCAATCGACGTTCACCCAGCCCTTGGCCGGGTAGTCGCCGCTGCCCAGGTTGAGCCTCATCGGACGATCGACAGGTCGTGGCCGCGGGCCTCCACGGCGTAGAGAGCCTCGGGCCAGTGCCGACAGATCACGTCAGTGCGCTGGCACACGCCAAACCCGGCCCTCCAGGCATCACGCCCGAAGCAGGGGTCGTCGGTCAAGCCTTCATCGAGGCTCCAGCGCCACCGCAGTGCCACGGCCGCTTCCCGGACCAAGAGGAGGCACCCTGCCGGCGCCCACTCCATCTGGCGCAGGGGCAGATCGCCCTCGACCCCCCAGCCGGGGGCGGACGCGTCGTAGATGGGGATGCGGCCGGCCACCACCGGTCTCTCGACCTCCAGCAGGCGTTCCAGGCAGTTGGCCGGCGGCCGTACGTCGGTGTCCAGCAGCAACAGGTGGGTGTAGGCCACATGCCGGTTGAGGTGCTCGTGGATGAGGTTGCGGCCGGTGCAGATGCTGGTCAGCCGGTTGTTCCGGTCGATCGAAGCCGCTCCCTCGTCGAGCGAGAACTCCCACACCGTGGCACCGATGGCCGACAGCCGCTCCCGCAGCCGGCGCAGGCGCCCGTCATGGCCGTGCCCGGTCTGGACAGCGCAGAAGAATGCCGCTCCCTGGCGTTGCCACTCCTCGGCATGAGCAAGCCAGCGCAGCTCGTGGTTGCCGTCGCACTTGTAAGCGGCCACCGTCGAGCCGACAAGGATCATCGGACGATCGACAGGTCATCCCGCATGACAAGGGCCCCCGGAGACACGTTGACCCTCGACCATGTCTGCGCTGGTAGCAGTCAGTGCGTACTGGACCGTTCGGTTTGTCCCTCGCATCGTAAGAATGTCTGAGCCATCCTGCCGTCTATCAAGTGAGGCAAGGGAGGAATCAAGCTGCTCTAGCAATGTGCGGCTGAAATAAGCCACAGGCGGAGCGTGGTCGATGGTGATGCTGATGACACCGTCATAGTGCTGTGTCACCACCACCTCGTCATCCCGCATGTACCAACTCCTTAGTCGTCCGCGGCGCACCCTCCCACGCCTGCCACCAACGGCCACAGAGCCGCTCGTAGGTCTGCCCGGCCATCGCCTCCCGTCCTCGCCCTGCCAAGTCGGCTCGGGCCTCGGCGCTGCGAATCAGGCGTGAGAGCCACCGTCTCCATTGACCCGGGCTGTCGGCCAGCTCGCCGACACCCAAACCATGCAACCGGCGGTTGTCGGGGGTGGGGCTCATGACCACGGGCACGCCGAGGCTGGCCATCTCTGCCGCCTTCAACGCCGACTTGCAGGCGTTGAACGGGCTGTCGTGGAGAGGCACAATCCCGATGCCGATCTCCGCCACGCACCCAGGGTACCGCTCGAACGGTACCCAGCCGGTGACGCTGGGCTCAGCCTCCAGCCGGAGGGCCCGGCGCACTCCCTTGCCAGTGCCGACCACATGCACGCCCCAGTCGGTGCCGTGCAGCGCCCGAGGCAGCGCTCCCTCAGTCACCTCCAGGTCGCCCGGGTGGGTGTCTACGCTGCCGGCCCAGCCCACAGCATCCCGCTTCTCGGCCGGCTCGACCGACAGGTAGCGCTCGGGAACCAGGTTGGGCAGCACCATCCCGTGCCCGTAGCCGTAGCGGTCCCGCAGGGCCAGCGTCGAACAGGTCACGGTATCGGCCAACCGGCAGGCCCGGTCGATCCACTCATAGCTGTGGGTCGAGCCCACCCGGGGCCGGTAACCAGGGGCGGCCACGTTCCGACGGGGGATGAGGTCAAAACGGTCGTCCACGTCCACCACCACCCGCACTCCTCGAAGCTGGAGATGGGGGATGATGTCGGTCCACCAGCGCCGGCCAGGGCGCTGGAGCACCACCACGTCGGCGTCCGGCCGGTAGACCGACCACACGTTGGCGTCGGCAGGGGGGGTCGTCCCGTGCCACTCCCGGTCCCAGACCACCGTCGGGCCCGTGCGGTCCACGACCACGTCGGCTCCCTCCCCAGCCAGCGCCCGAGCCGGCATGAGCAGGCGGTACTGGCTGGTGGCGTCGTCCTCCCAGCCAGCCGGCCAGACGAGGACTCTCAAGCCACCTTCCCGGTGCGAGCCTCCAGCAGGGCCAGGACGGCCTCATACTCGGCGTCGGAGACCTGGCGGGACGAGCTGTCCTTGATCGAGCCGTCGGGGTTCCAGTTGTCGGGGATGGCGTCGGCCTGACCCATCTGCTTGGCCCGCTTGATGATGTAGGCCCGGACGGCGTCGTGGTCGCTACCGGCCCGGCCGACGGCCCGGACGGCGTTGTGCAGGTCCTCGGTGTCGGCGATGGGGAAGCTGGGCTCTCCCTGGGCGTTCTTGAACGCCTTGCCCTGCTTGAGAAGCTGGCGCATCTGCTCGGCCGAGTACTTGGCCCGCACCTCGCCCTCTGGCTCGCCCCGGTTGTCCGGATCCTCGATACCCATGGACTCCAGTAGGTCGTCGACGGCCACGCCGGCTGCCCCTACAAGAGCGAGCGCCTGCTGCACCTCGTCTGGCAGGCTACGGGTGTCGACGCCGTCCAGCGCAGCCTCGGCGGCGTCCAGGGCAGCGTCCACGGCGCTGGCCAGATCCGCAGCGTCCTCTCCTGCATGCTGCGGCTCGGTCGGTGCCGGTGCCCTCGTCAACACGATGTGCTCCCGGCACCCGTCGGGCATGATCTGGGCCAGCATGCGCCGGCCCTCCTCCTCGTCGAGCAGCCCGACAGCTCGGAGGCGGATGATGGTGTCGATGTCAGGGACGGTCAAGGTAGGCGCCTCCTCGAGCGAGCGGACGCCGACGGCCTCGGCGCCGGGGATCGAGCCGATGGTGACGGGGGAGACCTCCTCCATCCGGGCCCGGGTGATGCGGGTGACGCCACGATGCTCGGGATGGGGCTCGTCCGCCTCCCGCACGAACCCGAAGCTGGCGTCGGTGATGTCGCCGTCGCGAATCTGCACGAAGGCTCGGTGAGCCAGTGGCACGGCGTCGAAGTCGGAGAACTTGCCCACCAGCTCATTGGCATGCTCGGTCACCTGAGCCGAGCGGATGCGTCCGATCGGCTCGCCCAGCGTGTGCTGCCAGCAGATGGCTGGCAAGCGCTCGGCGAAGCTCGCTCGGAAGGCGTCAACCCCGAAGGTTGTCTTGTAGGTGTCGACGCGCTCGTGGGGGAAGCGCCACAGCACCTCCCGTTTCACGTCATCGGCATCAGCGAACTCACCACCGATGGCGGTGCGGAACTCCAGTCCCATGATCTGCCCTCCTCGGGCGTGGCTGGCGGCAGCCGCCGCCTTGAGCTTCTCCCAGTGAGCTACGGCAGCCTTGGCCTTAGCCTTCGTCTTGGGGCTGGGAGGACCCCACAAAGATGCTTTCCGACCTGCCGCCCAGTCCTTGACCACTCCTAGGGCGATCTGAATCGCCTCGCGCTCGGGATGACCCTGGCGTATGAGAGCGTGCACTATGGCCCGGACGAACGGCCCGAGCCCTTCCTTGGGATCGGTATGCGTTACCCAGTTCGGACCCGGGCCGATAGGGGAGGTGTCGTAACGGAGGTCGGTCACCGCAAGTGGCTCGCCGTCAGGCAGGCCAGCCCGACGAAGGCGAGCGCCATCGCGCTGGTGGCCGAAAAGGCTCCGAAAGCGATGGCGGCGGCCACGGCGAACAACACCACGGCGGCCACCAGAAGGACCGTCTGCCAGGTCAGCGTCATGCCACCCTCCTCGTCATCGCCAGCACACACTCGGCCCGAAGCCTCGACCTAATCCTGGGCTCAGCGGCGGCGAAGACTGCCTCGGTCCGGTCAGCCAGCTCTGCCAGCTCCTCGCCTCGCTCCACGCCGGCCCGCAGCTCGGTCCCCAGCGCCAGGGCAACGTCGCCGGCCAGCCGGTGAGCCACAGCGTCGGGTGAGCCCTGCGCCGAGCCCAGCACGGCGGCAGCGGCGTAGAGCGGCGACAGGGCCGAGGCGAAGCGGCCCCGCCAGTGCTCCTCGTCGTAAACGTGAGCCAGGTCGAAGCTGTCCCGGCGCAGCATCTGGCGCCCACGCTTACCGCCCAAGCGATCCATGGTGGCCCGCCGGCACTCGGCCAGCACCTGAGCGCCAACCGTCTCCCACTCGGGCACGAGCAGGCGCAGGTCGGCGGACTGGGGTGCGGCCGGCCGGCGTCGGCGATGGGAGGGGTCGAACGCCGGCCGGCCGCAGATCTTGCACCGCTTGGGATCGTTGCCTCGGAAGGCGTGGCCGATCAGCTTGGCCTCCCTCGGCTTTGGTGGCCTGACCGGGCCCTTCGGCAACAGGTTGCCGGCGCCGCTCGGATCGTAGGGACCGCCGATCTCCTGAGTGAGCCCGGACGGCCCGGCCTCGGTGACAACCTGACGGCGTTCCCGCAGAGCCTCGATGCGCTCCAGGATGTCCCGCAGCTCCCGACCGGCGGGGTTGGCCGACGCCGTGCCGGCCGAGGAACCGGTGCCAACAGGACCGGAGATGGTCGCCTCCTCGCCGATGGGGGCGGTGGCCAGGGATTCGCCGATCTGCTCCAGCTCGGTAACGCCCAGCACCCGCAGGATGTCAATGGGCCGCATACCAAGGGACTGCAGGTCCTTCACGGCCGGGGGCTGGACGGAGGTGCTGGGCTGCAGCGCCACCACCCGGCGCACGTCGAACCAGCCCACCTCCTGGCCGAGCTTGGGCGCCAGTTGGACGTTGATCGGGTCCTGCAGCTCGGACAGAAGCGGTGCGACGGTGATGGTCCAGAAGTTGCGGTACTCGGAGTCTGCGTTGCTGAACGTCCTTTGGCTGGCGTTGCCTATCAGGGACATCGGAACACCAAGAGCAACCGTGATGTCGGTCTTGGCCTGCTCGCCCAGGGCGATGAGCTGGGCATCCGTAGCCGTCTCGGCCAGGTCGACCACCTGAACAGGAGCGAAGGTCTTGCCGCCACCCGAGCCGGACGGAGCGCCGTAGCCGGTGTCGTCGTCGAACTCGCCGAAGACGATCTTGCCGGCGTTGTCGAAGCCGGTGAACTCCTGGACGAAGGCCTCCTGCCAGGCTCGGCGTTGGTCGGCCTCCTCGAAAGGTGGTGACACGATCATCTTCGAGGCCGTCATGTTGTTCTTGAGCAGCGACCACATGTACCGGTCGATGGCGACCTGGACCGAGATCGGCAGCCGGGCCGCCTCCAGCACCGACTCGGGCTGGCGCCAGTCCCGGGCGCTCGGACGCCAGACGTAGAGCACCTTGTCGTGCGGCAGGGTTATGTCGCCGGTAGGCAGGTGGTAGACAAACCCGTCGAAGTAGCGCTGCGAGCCGTCGGCAGAGGGGACCGGGTCGAGATAGGCGCCGACCAGCGGCCACAGCCCGTTGACGGCCTTGGTCTGGGGATCGGTTTGCATCTCCCAGGCGAAGCGGCCGGTGACCAGGTACTGCACGATGGACCACGCCCAGAAGGCCCGGGCCGACGTGGTCGGGTTGGGACCTGACCAGTCGCCCTGGCCGGTTGATGGGCCGAGCAACTTGGCCAGGGGGGCGTTGGTGTCGAACCGGGACGGGTGGTCCATGCTGGGGCCAGCGCGGAACGGCAGCCCGGCGATGGTGTCGGCGATGGCCCGGCAGCACCGCATGACCCACATGGACCCGAAGTAGCCCTGGTCGACGGCGCTGCGACCGTTCCAGGTCGGCGCCTGGGGCTGGCCCGGGCTGGCCCAAGTGACATTGCCGGTGGCACCCTTGACACCACCGCGCCCGGCTGGCTGTGGCTTGGTGTTGCCGATGCCGGCCCCGGCGCCGGGGAGCGCCCGGGTGGCAAGCGCCGTCAGCGCCCGGGTGCCGAGGCCCACCTACGCCGCCTTGCGCTTGGCCGCCGCCCTGGCTGCCAGCTCGACGATCTGGGGCGACTCCAACTTGGCCAGGATGTCGGGCAGCAACTTGATCGCCCAACGCAACCCGATGCCGACGCCGGCCAGCACGCCGACGACGAAGCAGGCCACGGCGATGCCGACCAGCACTGTGCTCAGACGCCCGGCAGGGGCTGCTCGGCGGGAGGCGCCTGGGCCGGCGCTGGCTGGGCGCCGATGGCCTTGGCCCGCTCGGTCAGGTCTGCGACCTTGGCCAGTGCAGCATCGAGGGCGGACTGGCTGGTGCCAACCCGGTCAGCGGCAGCGGCCAGTTCCTGGTCGAGTGCGGCCAGGGCGGTGTTGAGATCGTCAATGGCACCCACAAGGGCCTCCTTGGCTCGGACCAGCTCGGCGAGCCGGTCGGTTAGCTCGCTCATGCCGCTCGGCCGGCGTGTACCATGCGGCCCTGACGACGAACCGGTGAATAAAACGCCAGGAGCAGGGCATCGGCCTCGTCCGGGCTGCGGCCCAATCGCTTGCGGGTCTCGTCCTTGGGCTCGACCTTGACCCGGCCACTGGCGTCAAGGGCATAGCGGGGGCTCGCCAACTGCGTGAGGGTCGAGTCAGGCAGTTTGGACAGGTCCCAAGCACCGTCCTCGGTCAGGCGACGCCCGACCTCCCACCAGATCTGGTCCCGTAGCCGTGGGAAGCGGTAGGGCTGGCTGGAGGCGGAGCCGACGTTGACCGGCACCGTCCGCACCCCCTCCACTGTCTTGCCCACATCGGCGGCGATGTCCCAGCCGATCCCGATGGCGTCCACCTTGACCGTCGTGGCCCCGGTTTCGGCAATGGCATGGAGGACGAGCGCCACAACCTGGTCGCGATCGGGAGTGAACCGACGCCACATGCGACCGGCCACCGGCCCACGGCGCTCGACGACGACGGTCTGATCGCCGCCAGCCCCCACGTCCACACCCAGCTCGACCGGCTCGTTCACCTCGTGGTGCTGCCCAGCACGGTGACAGCCCACCAGGGCCGACCAGCGCACCACCGAGTCCTCGGCCTCGGCTGGGAAGCGCCCCAGGACCTTGGATTCCCACACCGGGCTGTCCTCGCCCACGTCCATGCGCTGTTCCTCGACCCACACGGGGCCCACCAACAACTCAGCCAAGCCTGGGGGCAACGGCTCGCCGGTGAAGTTGGGCGAGTCGAAGGCAGAGATGCCGAGCACCGACCACCCCGAGCCTTCCTGGCACACCGAGGCGAAGTGGCTGGAAGGATCATCGGGGTTGCCGATAGCCAGTACCCGGCTGTCGTCGTTGGTAGCCAAGGCGCCGGCTGCCACCCATAGGTCCTTCGGGATGCCGCATGCCTCGTCCAGGATGACCAGGACGTAGCGTCGGTGGATGCCCTGGAAGGCGGTCGGATCGTAATGAGCCGGCGTGCGACCGAAGCCGAGCAGGACCCCTTCTGACCACCACTCGGTCTGGTGACAGTCGCCCACCAGACCACCCTTCCGGTGGGCATCGCCGATCTCCTGCCACAGCGCCGCTCGGACCTGGCCAAAGGTGGGAGCGGTTGAAACGACGATGGCCTCGCCCACCGGCCTCGTATCCACCCACCACGTCGCCAGGCGGGAAGCGACCCTGGTCTTGCCCGCGCCGTTGCAGGACCGTACGGCAGTGCGCCGGTTGGCAGCCACGCTGGCGGCCACGGCTTGCTGCTTGGACCACAGATGCTCCCCCAGACGGTTGGTGACCCAGCCGTTCGGGTCGTCCCGGTAGCGCTCAGCAGCACGCCGCTCGGCCTCAGCCTTGCGCCGGCGTGCCTCCAGCACTTGGGCGATCAGGGTGGCCCGGTCCGAGGGCGAGAGTTCCGGGGCGATCTGGGTCGTTACGGGCAAGTTCAACCTCCAACGCTCGCAGCTCGGCCTCCAGGGCATCGGTGGGAACCTGCTCGATGCGATGGACCACCGGCGGGTAACCACCACGCAACTTGGTGAGCTGGTCCCACAGTGATTGAAGCCGGGCCACGGCAGCCAGCTTCGGCCCAGCGTCCTCGCAGGGAATCCGGCTGCCGTCACTCATCTCCAGCTCGAAGTAGGCCTTGCCGAAGCTCACCACCGGGTGGCGGGCATTGATGACCTCCAGGCAGCGCACCATCATCTGACGCAGAGCGGCCTCGTGCTGGTTGCGATACTCGATGACCGCCGGCTCGATCAAGGCCTCGTTGGCCTGCCTGACCCAAGTCGAGATGGTTGAGCGAGCCACCCCCATGACAGAAGCCACCTCGTACTGGTTCATTCCCGAGTTGACGAGCTCCAGGGCCCGGCGCCGGTTTTCCCACCACTCGGGGGTGCGTACAGCCGTCCCACGGTTGGGGCCATTGCGGACCGTGGTCGGCATCTACGCCACCAGCCGCCGGGCCAGCTCCCGATCGAGCCAGCGCCGGCGGCGTTGGCTCACCGACAGGGCCGGTCGGCGATCGAGAACGGCTTTGGACGGTAGCTCGCCGTGGCGCAGCCGGTAAAGCCGGCAAGCGGCGCACAAGCCGGTACGACGCCGTGGCTCAGGCGTGGCCTGGCGACAGTGCAAGCAGCGGACGGCACGAGGCACGGGCGACCTCCGGGGGAAGCGACAGGACAGTCCCGGGAAGCCACCTTGGGTGACACGTCGGGACTGTGGGTACTTGTACCACAACGGCGGCATCAAGTGCAAGCACCCCCTAGCTTTGCCAGCACCGCCTCGTGGTCCGACGCCCCGTCGTGCGCCCACCCCGAACGGGTGGTGACGCCGCTCTCCCAGAGCTGTTCCCCGCAGACCACGCAGGACCCCACCGGGGGCAGTCCAGGTCGGAGCGGTGACCACGGCCGTCCCAGCACATTCTCCCCTGGGCGGATCATCCGAGTCAGATCGTCCGGGCCAGGATCACTCACGCTCCGCTGTCCTCGGCCGTTGAGCCCCAGCGGCCCTCGGTAACCCGCTGGCGACGCCGGCGCTGAGCCGCTCGAGCGGTCCGCAGATCGGCCGACCGGGCCGGGTGCTCACGCAGGCGATCGTCGGCCGGCTCAATGGTCTGGGGGTGACTGTCGGCCAGGGCACGCCAGGCCCGCTCCAGGGCACGCTGGGCGCCCACCCAGCAAGCCAGCGCCCTGGCCACCAGCTCGCCGGCCTCGATCACGTTGGCCCGCACCGCGACCGACGCCTGCCAGGCCGACTCGACGGGGCTCCCACCGGGCTGGCCGTGCCCCCCGCCAAAGTCCGACCATTGGGGACGACGGTGGGCGTCGGCGTAGAGCTCGGCGTAGGACTCGGCCAGGCCTCGTGCCACCAGGCGCTCGAGGTCGTGACAGTCGCCAGCCACCTGCTTTGGGGTGCGTGCCGGGTGGCGGCGCAGGCTGGGGTCGGGATGCTCGGTCATGGGCCAGTGACGGTCGCTAGCGAGTCTTCCCGACCGTTCCCCGACCGTTGGGGAACACTCAACACTCGGAGGTGCTCCTGACCGTTCCCCAGCGGTTGGGGAACACTCAACGCCTGGGTCGGTGTTTCCCCAGCATCCAGGGGGTGTCGACCGTTCCCCGAAACCGCCCCCCGTACGTAGTACGGGGGGCGCCGCTGGCGCGGTCGGGGAACAGTCGGCACAGACCCTCCTGGACCGTTCCCCGGGGAACGGTGGGGAACGGTCGGGGAACGGTGGGGAACGGTCATCTCAGAAGTCCTCATCAGGCTCGCTCCAGTGCTGCGCAACTGGCGTTTCATTCTCTCGGAAGGCCCGCACCGAACGATGCAGGAGCGATCCTCGACTGCCACCCGCCGGCTCCACGAACCCCTCCGCAACAAGGGCTTGCAGCGCGTCCAGGATGACATCCCGCTTGCCGTGGACGACGGCCAGCACCCCTCGCTTGCTGAGCGGCTCGGGCGCCGTCTCAAGCGCTCTCGACACCCGCTCCATGTAGCCGGTCGGACGCCATAGGCCGTCCCTGGTGGCACCCTCGGGGACCGCCAGGGTGGCCGTGACCGTCGACCCGTCCTCGTCGGACGACAGCCGTAGCTCGGCCACGGTCCGCTGCCCTCCGGCCGCCTTGCGCACCCAGCCGGGACGGTCCTTGGCCAGCACCACCCGAGCCAGGCCATGAAGGCCACGACCAAACGGCTTGACCACCTCCAACTTGAACGTCGCTCCGTCAATACCGGCCAACTTTGCTGTACTTCCACGTGCATATCTCCCCTGCGCTTCCTTCTCTTTTACCAGATGATCCACCAGCAGAACTGCCGCTCCATTCCTCGCAATAGTCCGGGGCAAAGCCTCGTAAAAGGCTGTAACGTCGCTCGCCTTGTTCTCGTCCCAAGCGTTCTGTGCCAACGCCTCCGCCACCCCGTCAACAACAGCAAAGGCGAAGCTGCGAGCAGCCAGCAGCGAGCGCAACCTCAGCCGAGCCGTGGCGTCCAGAGGGTCCTCGGGACGCACGTAGCACACCCGCTCCAGGATCTGCGCCGGCCCCAGACCCAGAGCCAGCAGCCTTTCGACCAGCGTGGCAGCGCAGTCCTCGAAGTCGACGTAGAGACTGTCCCACCCGGCCCGGGCGGCTTCCACGACGCCCAACGCCCCGAACCACGACTTGCCGGCTTCGGGCTCACCGTTGGCGGCATGCACTCGAGCCGGGTAGGTGAGGGCCTGCCCGTCGTCACGGCGAAGCCACGCCGGCTTGGCCTCCGGCTCCTCGCCGGCCAGCACGGCAGCGAGGTTCACCGGGTCCCAGGAGGACTGGGCCGCTGCCTGTTGAGCATCCGCGGTGGCCGACAGCTCGGCCGCCAGGCCCGCTATCGACACGCCGGAGTACGTCGCCTCCACCAGCTCGGCCGTTATGCCGAGCACCCTGCGCCGCTGGGCGTAGGCCAGGATCATGTCGGCCCACTTGGCGCTGGCCGCTTCGGACAGAACTGGGACCTGCGACTGGAGATGGATCAGGTGGGCCGTGCCTCCCACGGCGTCGAGCAGTCCCCGTTGGCGCAGGATGGCTGCCACCGTGCCGGCATCGTGCGGCGAGCCCTCGTTGACCTGCGCCCGCACCACATCGGCGATATGCGCATGGGCAGGGACGTAGAAGTGGCCCGGCTCCAACCCGGCCACCACCCTGGCGCTGGCCGGCTGGAGCAGAGCGGCCCCGAGCAGGTTCTCCTCGGTCTCCTGGTCGTGCGGAGGGACGCGACCGAACCGCTGGCGTCCCCCTTGAGGATCGCTACTCAGGGACACCCTGCAGCCACCCACAAGTCCCTGAGGATGGCTTTGCCGGCGATGCGCAGGGCGTCGGCATGGGCATGGGCGTCGGACCACGCAGAGCCGGCCGGCGCCGGGCGCCCCGAGGGGCCGCACCGCACGCAAGGCTCAGCATGCAGCCGGCCAAGCGTGGCGATGCGGCGGTCCTCGTAGACGGCACGGTACCGTCGAACAGCCGTGGTGCGTCTCTCTCGGCCTCTGCCTGGCGCAGGTTCTCAACAGCGACGCTCCAGTAGGATGGTTTCAGCTCAACCCCCTCAAAACGTCGGCCCCACTTGAGTGCCACATAACCCTCCGACCCGATGCCGGCGAAGGGCGACAGCACCGTCTCACCCCGATTGCTCCATAACCGTACGCAGCGCTCGATGAGGGGGAGTGCCAGCGGGCACAGGTGGCGCTCGTCCTTGTCCTCTCTGGCGACGGCTACGTTGAGCGTGTCCGTCTCTCGGATGTCGTCCCAGATCGCCTCGGCCCACTTGATCCAAGTGTCATTGTCGATGTCGGGGACGATAGGAACGGCGTTCTCCCCCGGCTTGCGGAACACGAGAAGGTAGTCCGGGTGGACGGGCCGTGTCATGGATGCGTCCCGGTGGAGCGTTGCGAACATAAGCCCATGGGCCTTGGTGCGAGTGGCGGCAGCCTGAGGATTCTTGCGGATCGTGACCCGCGCCACGTAGGTCCACCCGCCCCTCTGGTAGGCATGCACGACTTGACCAGAGAAGTCGGTCAACCCGATCACACCATGAGTGGCTTTGCTGGTCGCGATGTCCATGATGTGTACGGCCGCGATTCGCCCGGACTTGGTCAGGCGGTACAGTTCCCGGATTACGAAGCCGTAGTGTTCCAGGAACTCCTCTCGGGAGGAGCAGTTGCCGAGGTCGCGCAAAGACGGTGAGTATGTGTAAAGACTGTCGAAGGGGGGACTGTGTACCGACAGGTCCACGCTCTCGTCCGCCAACTCTCCGAGTCTTTCGCACGCGTCCCCCAACATGAGATGCCAACCGGAGCCGCTGGCCTCGTCGGTCACGTACGTGTCGCTCATGCGCACACTCCCAACTCCGGTGCCATGTACCGCACCAGTTCGTCGATCATCCGGGCCGCCTCCTCCTCCTTGCGTCGCACGTTGTCCACGATCTGGAGTTCCAGGTCTGAGACGACGATGTGAGCCTCAACCACCTTGGCCTGCCCGTAACGCCAGCACCGGCGAATGGCCTGGTAGTAGGACTCGAAGGAGTCGCTAAGCCCAAGGAATGCCATCTTGTGACAGTTCTGAAAGTTCATCCCCCAGCCGCACACGGACGGCTTGGACACCAGCACACGGAACTCGCCATCCTGAAACGCCTCCAGAGCCTCGGCCTTGGCTTCCGGGCTCATCGAACCCTCCACGTTCACGGAGCCGTCGATGGCCTCAGTCATGGCCTCAGCCTCGGCGTTGAGCCCGCACCAGATGATCCACTGCTCCCGGTCCATCCCAGCCAACTCCACGGCCCGCTCAACTCGGTCATCGAGCGTCTGGCGTCGGATACGATGCCGTCCCCCGACACCGCCAAGGTCCGTGGCGAACAACTGCCCCACCTGCTCCAGCTCGGCATCCACGACTTCCTCAAGGATGCGTAGCGGTGGCAGCTTGTACCCCTCGTCCGGATAGCCCAGGTCGGACGGCCGGCGCATGGCGATCGCCCAGCTTGCCATCCATTGGTACATCGGGCGATGAGCGTGCCCCTTGAGCCGCCAGCCGTCGTCGTCATGCACGAAGTAGGCGCCGAGCATCTCGGCCCGAGGCATCACGCCCAAGAACTCAGCCTGGTTGCACAACTCCTCGTGGTCGTTTGGCGCAGGTGTAGCCGTGGCCACCAGCCGTGCCGGCACGTCTCGCCATTGTGCCGTCAGGCGCTGGCGGGTTTGGCGATCGTGCGCCTTGATGCAGCTCGACTCGTCCAGTACCACGGCGTCGAAGCTCGAAGCGTTGAACCGATCGGCCATCTCGTAGTTGGTGATATAGATGCCGGGCCCGCTGACCTGATCCTGGTGACGCACGTAGCGCACCTCGGTATCCACCTTTGCCGCCTCTCGCACCGTCTGGCGAGCGACGGAGAGCGGGGCGAGAATAAGCGCACGATCACCGGATAGTGAAGCCCACTGGACTTGCTGGATCGTCTTTCCCAGCCCGGTGTCCTCGAACAGGGCCGCCCGCCCTTTCCTGACCGCCCATTGCACGATCCGGGCCTGCCAGGGGTGCAGCATGGGGTGGATGTCCTCCAGGTCAACCTGGCGGCCTACTTCTGGAACCCGCTTCGCCTTGGCGGCCAGGAAGTCGGCGTAGGTGGTCATCCCCACACCGCCGCTGCCAGCACGGCCGCCTCATGGGCATCGCAGGCATAGATCCAGAAGTGCTTGGTCGTTATCAGGTGAGCCTCGGCGTCGCAGGCGTCGGGCACCGGCCAGACCAGCGTGCCGTCGTCGGCCCGGAGGACTTCGCAGGTGGTCACGCTTTGCGCCTCCGTCATCTGTCCCATGCCTCCCACAACAGGTCTGCGGCCTCCTCCAAAAGTCCAATCGCTTGCATGCGCTTGTGCCGGTCTTGGCGTCTGGCGCACTCCAGGAACTCTCCTCGATCGTTCCATCCACACCCAGCGCACGTCATGCGCTTCTTGGTGGCGTCGTATCGCAACAGGTGCTCACTGTCCGCCAATACCCGGAGGGCCACCAGCTCGGGGCAACTCCACTCGCCGGTGCTTCCGTCATTCGGGAAGTTCTCGTCGTCGCCGCCGTCGGCTCTGCTCACCCCACACTCCTCGCCCGCTCATGGCCACCAATCAGCTCCGCCTCCTCGAATCCCGGCCCCCACGTCACGCCAGGGCCTCCAACGCCTCCGCGAGGGCTTGCCACAACTGGGGCGGTGCGTACTCCTCGTCCTCGTGAGTCCAGAGGTACGTGAGGAGGGCCTCTGCTGCCTCGGCCACTCGTAGCAGTGTGGCGATATCGGCGGGAGCGTGGGCGATCAGCTCGGCGTCTGGCCGCAGGCAGCTCTCGCAGACCAGGCGACCGCCGTAGACCTCGGTGCAGGTGCGCTCGCCCATGGGCTTGTCAGGGCCGTGGTCACACCCGCACTCCGTCTCTAGCTCCGGGTTCACCACCCCGCCGTAGTTCTTGCTTGGCACCCAGGGCGCCGGCGTTGCCGCCGCCAGCCGGGCCTTGATTTCATCCAGGCGGCTCACCCCGCCTCCCCCTTCCACTCCTCGGCCGAGCCTTGCGTTGCCGGGATGCCGCGCACGTCGAGCGTGAGGACGGGGGTTACTGGTCTGGGTGATTGCGTTCGCCGGTGAAACGGATATCGGCGTCGGACCAGTGGCCGTGCTGGAAGGTCACGTAAGGATCCCAACCGGGCCCGTGGTGCGGGGCAGGAGGGATAGCGACCCAGCTCCTCGCCACGCTTGGTCACCCGCCGGTGGGATACCGACAGATGCCAGCCCACCTTCGGGCCGTCATGAGAGACGATGGCCCGCAGGATGCCGTCGTGCACCCGGCGTGAGTAAGTGCCACCGCCGGGATAGGCGCTCTCACTGTCCTCGCGCCAGGATGACCGCTGGCGGGTAAGTGGCTGGCCGGGAACGGTATTCACGCGTCCCATTCCTTCGCCAGCTCGTCGTAGGTGGAAAGCGTCTGGTGAGCCATGTTTCGGGCCTCGTCCCGCTCACGCTCTGCCGTCTCAAATGGCAGTCCCCACCAGCGATCTATGCCGCGCCACCGTTGGGCGATCTCGGCCCGCATCCCGGCTGGGTGCATGGTGTCCTCCCAGTCCTTGGCGACATGCAGCGCCACAATCTGAGCGTCGTCTACCCACACCACGGACGTGAGGGCATCGAGGGCTCGGGCCAGCTTGTCCAAGTCGAGAGACCGCTGCTTGATCGGCCACGTCCGCTTGCGCTTCGGCGTGTTGGCCGGCTTCGGCAGGTAAAACTGCGCCACTACCGTCACCGGGCCCTCCCACAGCGGGCTGTCGCCCATGGCCCTGCGCCCCTCCCAAGCGATGGCCTCTCGCCAGTCGGCCAGGTGCCGCCGGCTGTTGGCCGAGCCGCCCTGCACGACTCGGCTGTTGAAGGCTCTTACCGAGCCCTGGGTTGCCGGCACGCCACGCACGTCGAGGGTGAGGACGGGGGTCACGACGGAGCCTCCAGCGAAGCCAACGTGTGGCATAAACAGGTTGATGCGCAGCACTCAGCGGCCGCGCCGAGGCAGTTGCAGTGGGCGTAGTGGGCGAGGTGGTCAAGCTCGACTCGCCTCGCTGCCTTCTCGGCCACCCACAGCAGCAGGGCCTTGATTGATTTGATGCTCACCTGCTCACTCCTCCCACGTCTCGACCTCGGTCACCTCGACCAGCCGCTGCCCTTGGCAGGCCGGGCAGGGCAGGGGAACGCTGCTGGTTGGGTCGTTCCCGGTTCCGCCGCACACCCGGCAGGCGATCTTGACCACTCGGGTGCGGGTATGGAGCGTCGTGGTCTGCGGGCCAGAAGGGCAGACATGGGGACCGAGCAGAAGGGATGCCCCGCAGATGGCGCACGTCGGGCAGGTCGTGCTCACTCGAACGGCTCCTCTCCCGGCTTCGGCCTCTTGGTCACCACCACCCGGTAGCGCATTTCCCCCCCCTCCTCGTACGCCTCCAGCTCGGCCTTGCGCTCCTCGACCTTCCGGAGCACCTGGGCCACGTCCCGCGCCTTGGCGATCATCACGTCCTCAGGTCGGCGCACCTTGGCGTCGTTGGCCCCCTCGGCCACGACTGCCCCCAGCGCCTCATCGTCCAGGTCCAGCTCCTCGGCCTTGCGCCGGATGCTGGCCACCCACTTCGGAGGGACGGGATCGGTAGGAAGGGGGGGCATGGGAGGGCGACCGGCCGCCTCGTGCTCCAGGCGCTGCTGCGCATCGGCCTCGGCACCTTGCTGGATATCCCTTCTTCGTGCGGGAGAGAGGGGCACGTCGCCGTCCTCTGACGCAGCCATCAGCTCCGGTACGGCCGGCACCTCACCGGTCATGAGCGTGCCGGCGGTAAGGGAGCGCATCTCGATCACCGGGACGCCGTAGCTGATCGTCTTGCCGTCCCGCTTCACGCTGCGCTGGTCAATCCGCAGCACGGCCGGGATGAGACCACCGCCGGCCGAGGCAATGCGGTTGATCAGCTCGACCGATCCAGCCAGCTCGGTGGCGGCGTAGAACCCGTGCGTCTCCAGGTGCCACATGCCGATGTCGGGCAACCTCGGGAGCACAACGAACAGGCGAGTCGTCGGCTTGCATGCTTGCCCCTTGGTTGCCTGCTCCCGTCGCTGGTCAGGGTCGGCAGGGCAGAGACAGCCATCGCCCGACAACTGCTCGGTGGCGCCGTCGCAGCGACGCTGACATCCGCCGCCACTCCACATCTCGAACCACTGGCTGAACGCCATGTCGCCCGGTGGGATCACGATGTCGAGGGTGTCGGTGGTGGTGAGCAGCTCGAAGCGGTCCTTCGACGCCGGATTGGACCACTCCTTGACCTCGCCTCCGTAGACCTCAGCGGCAGCGTCGAGCAGGTCAGGAACAGGAGAGGTGAGGCGCCACGTCTCCAGCTTGGCCGGGCGCATCTTCCCGTTGTTGGTGGGCACCTGCTGGCCCATGCGGATACGTCCGAGACGGCGCAGCGAGCGCTGCAGAGTGATGATCGGCATGATGCCCCCTAATCAACGAGCGCGGCCACATTCGGCGGCGCCGGTGGCCAGCGCAATGCCGGCCTTACGAGGGGGACGGACGGAGCGGGGCGCCTTCGACGCACTTCCGGGCGCAGGCTCCCCGTCACCGTCCACATATCGGCTAGCCCCGTCCGACCCC